CTCAGCGTCTGGGTATTTTTTCTGCAACAAATCAACTAAGATTTCTTGAAAAGGGGTCGGCTTGTCTAACAGTTTATTATTTTCTTCAACAGTGTGCGCATACTGTTTCATTAGTTCTTCTAATGTGGCATCCACTACAACTGTTGGCACACGTTCGTAGCCTAAGTTTCTGTAAGCATCATATCTGTGGTGGCCATTTACAATGCGACCTTTACGATCGAGCATTATAGGATTCGCTTTTCCTGATTGTATTTTTTCAACTGCTTCGGCATATTCTGCTTTGAGTCTTTCAGTTTGTACAGGCTTCATTTTACTAAGACTCATAGTGCCTTTTTTGTAATTGTATTTGCTTTTGATATCTTTAATGCCGATCTGTGGCATTTGATCACGGGGTATACTTGCCTCTGTTAGAATCTCTGAGATTCTCATTTCTTTACCTCATCGACACTTGTACAGCAGGCCCGTTTTGCTTGTCACCCCAGTCCAGCGAACCCAATTTAAATTTGTCTAAGTGATTTTTGTAATTATCAACTTGGAATGCTAAACTCTTCTTGCCTGGTGCTTTCAAGAATAAAAACATGTCAAACTCTTTTTGCTTGAGAATGTTTGCATAACTACTGTAAGATATTTCTTGCGCTAGTTCACTTGCTTGCGCTCTATCCATTTTGCTATAATTCTTAATCATATAGTCAATCATAGCTTTGTCGCCGTATTTAAATGTGCCAACAAATAACTCTTTAATGTATGCCTCTCCTGCTCCCTTCGCAGCAGCATCTAATTGTTGAGCAATATCTAAAAAGTGTGTGCCTGCTCTACTACCTGCGTTGCCGGCTGGTAAACGTTGCGGTCTGGCTTCGTTGGGGATTTTAAACTTATCGTATACAGCGTCTAAGTTAGGTTGTCCGTAGTCTGCATTACTGTTTTTAAGTCTGCCTCCGCCACTGGACTTCTCACCTTTAACCTCAACTTCTTCGCCGTCAATTTTTAAGTCACCTACACTGGCAAATGTGATGTTTGGTGCTAACAATGCGAGCCCTACTTCGCCCGGTCCTCTGTTTGAACCTTCGATATTTAACGCAATATTAAACATATTATCATACAAACTACTGATAAATTCTTTACTGACTTTGCCGGAGCCTTGTAGCCATTCGTCCCAAGTGCTGTAGCCATCTGCCATTAGTACTTTAGTATTAACATAACTTACTTTTCCGTAAGTTTTTAAGAATTCTTCAATGTCATCAAAGTCACCTTCGGTGTTCATTATGGCTTTAACAAACTCGTCAAGTACACCTTTGTATGCATAATCTTTTTCAGGTGTAGTTTTATCTGGAGTTAAATAATCGAGCGGGTGTACACGATCTGCATTGGCAACATCTGTTTTTATAAATCTATACACTCGACTAATAAATGCTGGATTTTTCTTGAGTTGATCAACAATAAATTTCAGTCTTTCTTGATCTGCAGGTGCTTCTTTGATTGTGCTTTCTTTTAATCCTGCTTGCTTTTTAATTGTAGGATGGACACTGTTTGCAAAAGTTTTAAATACTTCTCTCAAGTCCATATTGTCTCCGCCCTGTGCTCTTGCCTGTCTAAATGCACGAATCATGCTAGGATCAGGTACAGCAATGTATGCATACATTTGTCCTCGCAAGTCACTTGCAAGTAATGGCTTACTTAATATTTCTTGTATTTTTTTAGCTCTGTCATTGTTAGGAACAGCACCTTCTTTCACTGGCACTGGTTTTAAATTTTTAATTGCGTCACTAAAACTTTCAACACTTTTAACTGCTTTAGCAATCATGTCTTTGAAAGTGTTAGATGCGTAATATCTTCTAGCTATAACTTTAGCAATATCAGGTGTAACCACAACATGGTTGCCGTCGTTCATTCTAACTGGCCATTCCTTGCCACTACTAGCAATGTTCATTATAACTTTAACTGGGTCAGTTTGCCTGACTTTGACTTTTTCTTTTTTCTTAAACCATGCTTCGTCGGTTTTCTTTTTCTTGCCAGCACAGTGAGCTTTTTGACTGAAGCCTTTTGGATTTGAACAGTTGATACTGTCCTTGTACTTTTTACTCCATGCTTCATTTAACTTGTCACCGTCAATCTTGCTTACAAGTTTTAATTGCTCTTCGAGTGACAATTTTGCAATTCGGTCGTAAGTTGTTGATTCTATCACTTCTACTCCTATATCATAAGCATTTGCTAAATCTTTTAGTTGGCTTGTGGTCAATTGTTTTAGATCATAATTTATCCCTTCGGAATTAGTCCTTATACTCGGAGGCACAAATCCATACTTTTTCTGAAATGCGTCCAATGGTTGTTTGTACTTAACTACTTTCGATTTGAGATCTTTTATTGTGTTTGCTAGATCTTCTCTGTAACGAACAAAGTGTGGCTCAGTACTGTTTTTAGTTTCGTCATCCATCTCGTTAGACTGTTTTTGAAGTCTTTTTAATTCGTCTACATAGTCGTTGTAATCATATACAGTCTGCTTTATGTTTTTCCACTCATCTTGAGGCACAGAGTGAATGCTATCTGCATTCACATCAGGTTTTTCTCTGTTATCGTCATTGTCACGATCATCCCATGGAAATCTAGCAGGTCCCCACTCTCCTATAATGTTTGCATCTAACAGTTCTTGGTATAATTTATCGTTTATCAAATACACAGTGTTTTTATTATTACCCGGCAAAGTAAATGCTGCTTTCAGCTCAGTGCCCACAGACGCTTTAAACAATTGATCAAATGCTGCTTTCAGTTTATTATGTGTTAAAATTTTATTTTCTTTGGTTAGATTAGTATACATCAAAGTATTTTGAAACTTTTTCCAAAGTGCCTCATAATTTAAATTGAAGTCTTTGAGTGCTTTTCTGAGAGCATTGATTGACCTAGCATTAATTTTACTGCGTAATTTGCCACTATATGCGTCTACTGCTAACATACCGATAGCAGAAGCAAAATTTTGTTGTGCGTGATTTAATATTTCTCGCCAGCCTTCATTGCCTTCAGCTTCATCAAACAACTCACCTTGTTTGCTGTTTCCTTTGATTCTCATAGCATTGTTGAGAGCAGAAAAAGCAATAGATATTGCTTCAAGTCCGTCTGTATAATACTTTTTACTATACATGTCTTTTAGTACATCAACTATAGTGTGATCTGGTAAGTTTTGCTGTATCTCTGGCGAAGTTTTAATATCTGCAGATCCGTTGATAGCACGGAATAATGCTCTAACATAATCTTTTCTATACGCTGTTGTATCGTGTCCTGCTTGCATAACAGCAGCATAGCGTATAACTGTTTTAACCAGTTTGTTATAATCACTATGATAGTCTTCGCCGCCTGCTACACGGAACTCAATAAGGTTATTACCGTTAGCGTTAGTCATATTTTTAAAGTGAATTGTGTTATACTTGTCTGGTGATACACCTTTATTTAAAATTGTTTCTAAGCCTTCGAGACTTTTTTCATCGTTAATATTTGTTTGTAACTTATCTAAATACTGTTGTATTTTCTGGTACTGACTTTGAGAATAATTACTATTTTCTCTGTCAAATTGTTTTGCAACATATCGATCACCTAACAGTAATGCCATTTTTAATTTATTAAGTGTAGCACCTTCTTCGCCTTCCCAGCTCATTGTTATGTGTAAGCCAGTTGAGCTGTTTGTTTCTACATCGTTGTTGTACATGTACTCAAATAAACTTTTCATTTCAACCAACATCTTTTCCGGTGTGCTGTAGACGGGACTAATAATTTCTGCTCCGACACCATTTCCTTCGATACTTGGATCACTTTCAACACGCCAGTAATCTTGGTCGGTATCACCGTAGCCACTATGGTAGTCGCCCGTCCTTACACCTTTACTTGTGCTGTTTTTCTCAGTCCACAATTCCATTTCTTCGCCGACACCGCTTAGACTGCCACCTTCGGTATTAATCCAAATTTCGTGGTCGCCGAGCATATCATACCAGTTTCCATTGTACGCCATACGAACATAATCGGCCCAGTCATAGCGTCCATTAACTATATCCCAAGTTTCATCCCATTGTTCACCGTTGTCACGTATGCTGTCGGCTAGCCACTCTTCGTATTTTTCTTGTTGAGTTTCTTCTACATATTGTCTAGCCCATGCATCATCGTCCCAATCTTCATATTCTTCTTTGTCATCGTCATCTAATTCGTCTAGTGTTGCTTGTTTATAATCTTCGACTTCGTCCATGTTGATGTTATCGCTTACAAAGTCATCAATGTATGCTTCATCTTCTTTGCGGTCGTTTACTAAATCTTGAATAACTTCGCTTTCGACTTCAAAGAATAAGTCACTTTCCATTAACCATTCTCTGAAACCTTCGTCGATGGATTCTACTGCTCCGGTGCCTTCCTGGTCCATAACTAATTCATAAATTTCGTTCGCCGACATATCGTTTAAGTCCATTTCTTCGCCGTCGACATCAGTCCACACTGTTTCTGCTTCAAACCCGCAACTAATAGGACTTGCTAGTGCGCTTTTTGCTAGTTTAGGATCATTAAAGTTAATTTCGAACAGCGGTGCTTCGCTTAACTTGTGCTTGCGTATAAGTTTACTTAACTTTCTAACTTTTCTGCCTAACTTAATACTATGCTGACCTTTTTTACCAGTGCGTAATTTGTGACTTTTTATTTTTGACAGTGGATTATTATCTTCTGTTGCAATTTCTTCTTGATCTACTTGTGGTAATGCAATGTTATCTTCTGGTTGTAATGTATAAAATTCTTTGTTCTTTTGATTTTGCACAATAACAGCATCTTTGTTTAGGCCTTGCCCCATAGGACTTACAACTTTAACAACGTTGCCTTTATCGTCCGGGAATTCAAAATCTTGTTCTAATTCTTTTGCTTTTGCTATAACTGGCTTTGCAGGTTCTTGTGGTTTAGCCTGTGATGTTTTTTGCGTGGTAGGACTCTGACTCGGTTTGTTGATGGATGATTTACTAACTCTATTTGCAGCACTTGCTTTTGCGCTGGAACCGCTAGACTGCTGTCCAACAGGTGTGCTAGTACCGGATGACATTCCATACTCTTTTAACAGGCTTTCTAATGTTTTTAAATCTTTACCTTTCATCTTCTTCTGTTACTCGGTCTATTCATAGCTCTGACTCTTTTGCTTGCAGGGTTAAATCTTTTTGTTCTACGTGCCTTACGAGCCATTCTTTGTCCAAATTTGGCTCTGGTTTTTCTCATGGTTAATCTTTTTTTGATGTCTATTGGTGCAGAACATTGCGAAGGGTTACTAACTACTCTGCCCTTGCGTTTTCCAGATGTGCAACGCACAGCTCGCTTTATTTTATTACCCATTTTACGCCAAACCATTCTGGCTTCTACTACTGGTTCTGCGAATTCTGCAATCTTCATCCCAGCATCCTAAAAACTAATGTGCCTACTATACCAACTAAAGATGTAAAACTGATAGCAACTATGCCCACTAACCACCCTTCTAGTTTATCAAATCTTTTCTTTGTATCTTCTTTGAACTCTCTGAGTTCTGTTGTGATACCTTCTATACGCAACATGTCAGCAATAATGTGTGCTTCGAGGTTAGACGTATACAGCTCTTTTTGAACTGTTTCTTGTTTTGGTTGTATTTTCTTTGGCATTTTATAATAAATCCTGTTTTGTGAATTCCATGTTTACAGTATTTGTTGTGTCTATTGTACCACTATTCAACACAATACCGTGTAATTCGTTAACCAATGTTTGTATAGTGTGTACGTCTTCTCTTTCAAATGCAAACTTAAAAATCCAACCGGGTCCTGTCAGTGTAGGCGCTCCAAAATTTTCAAGTAAATTGCTACCGAATCCGTTAATTTCTACCGGATTGTTCATTATAATTGGCATAGCTCTAAGGCCAATTACTTGCACAATACTTTCAAAATCTTTTTGACTGTTGTCAGAAAAATTTCCTGTTCTTGTTATGTCTAATGATGTATACAGTGTAAAAAACTCAATGTTACCAGTAACAACTTCTTGGCTTGCCATTGCCCCGGACCGTATTAAAGTCATGTGTGTCTCCGTGTTATTGTACTATTTATCATTGCTAGGCAATATAGCAACTGATAAATAATAGCATACATCACACACAGGATTATTCAATGTTTCAATGTTTTTACGATCACATTAACGACAGATTTCTTATTGCCCCTTTGAGATGTGCTTCATCACATACTGCCAGTGTTGCAGATACTTTGAACTTTACGAGTGCATCGGAGCTTGTCCGGAAATACAGACAAGAAGGAATGAATATACCGGGTAACCAAAACAATGACCTTGATGCTGTAATAAACTTAATAAGTGCTGTGCCAGGCTTTAAAGACACCAGAATAGTTACTGTTGTAAGAGACCCTTATGCTAGGTATCTATCAGCTATGGCAATGATATTTAATGTTAAATTTTCTGCGCCAGCTTTTATTGATCAAATAGAAGTTAATAACATAACGGAAAATATGGACCCAGCTGATCGATATGTAAAAGCATTGCAGTCTCCATATAACTATGTTGATCGCGCACTAGAAAAATTCCAAGAAGAACAATGGTGTTTTGATTTTTCGTGGGGAGACGGACATATGGTACCTGTTGTTGCTTTACAGTTAATGTTATACTGTGCATTCAGCGACCGGACGGATATTGTGCTGCTTAATGATTATGATGATTGGTTAAATCAAAATTACCCTGCAGGCACCGCAGGTATGTCTGAGGACTTTTACCACCGTACAGGAAAAGGGTATTCGCAGAGAAAGGGTAATGTTGATATGCCGTTGCGTCGTAATCAGTTAATGTTTGATAGATTTTTGAAGCCGTTAGCATGGTATAATCAAGAAAAAATAAATAGACTTTGCATAGTTGAAAATTTTTATAAATTTTTATGGTTCGATAGACAATCTTATGAGTTGATATCTAATAACTGTGAACACAACGCAGCATGTAATATAATAGATGAATTTTTAAATGACCCTTATTTTTTAGTCAGAAATAAAAACTTGTATGGCACAACAATAAAACTAGCTGCACACCTGCCTAGTCAATTACAAATAAAAATTTTCAAGAACATGGCAAATGTACAGCAATATGCAATTAATATGACATGGTTAAATACAGATAAAAACATTTAGCCAAAAAAAATCCCCACTAAGTGAGGATTCTTTTTTACATTAGATAAATCTAGTATTATGCATTAAAAGTTGCAACCACTGTAGTACCTGTAATTGAAGGTGTTGCGCCTGCACCTTGCACCGCAATGTGATCACCTGTAGATGTTCCTTCAACTGCTACAACCACAAAACCTTCGTTTTGTGCTTCTAAACATGCCGCTTCAGTTGTAACAACTGATACATTAGATACTTCTAGAATGTGGGTTGTTCCTGCGAAGCCATTTGCCGCTCTTACTGCTGCATTTGGATTTGATTGTGCCATTTGTATTCTCCTAAATATTTAAGCAATGTATTGCTTTATGTAGTTATTTATCTTTTTTAGTCAAAAAAATACCCGCATAGTGCGGGTATTTTATAATAAGTTTAGTAAAACTTAGAAACTAACGGTGCTGATCACGTGACCATCGATGTCGCCGTTTGCTAAGTTGTCTGCACCTTCAACAATCATGCTAACTGTATCACCACTTACTGCGCCAACCTTAAGTACTGAAAGGTTTAAGTTTTGTACAGTGCTAACAAGTGCTGTTAACTGAGTTGCAGAGATGTTACCTGACTGCTGCTGAAAGCTCTTGAGGAATACATCTTTGCCAATAAATTCGCCTGCTGCTGCGGCTCTGCGATCTGTTTGTGCCATTTTAATCTCCTAAATATTTAAGCATGTAAGCATGTAAGCATGCTTTATATGTTTATTTATCTATTTTATTGTGTTTGTAAAGTTTGATTTTGCTTTTTTAAATGCTGTTGCTATGGTTGTTCCAACATCAGTGGTGTCAAGGTCGCCTAGTCCAAATCTTCCAGTGTTTTTAAAAGGGTTTAGTGCTTTAGAAATCATTCCGCCTGTTCCGGTTGATGGTGTTGATGCAGAATCTGGTTGTTGAAAATTCTTCCTAGCATTTTGATTACCGGTAGGCGCCCCTCGTTTTTTAGTTGGTTGTGGTTGTGGTTTTTGTGCTTTGTCAGATTGTGCTTGCTGAATATTTCTAACCTGTTTTGCTAGTGCTACATAGTCATTTTTTAGTTTTTCATAATCAGCTTTTTCTCTATTCGATAGCTGATTATCCATTTTGTTACTGTAAGCATCAATTGCTTTTGCGGCAGCAATATTCCAATCCTTGTCTTTACCCAAGCGTCTGTATGCTAACTCAATTGCATTTTTTAACTTTGGATTGGAGGCAAAGTTTCTTTGCATTTCTATAGGCATAGTATCTTCTAATATGATTTCTATTATTTTCATACTTGTTTTTTTCTCCTGCCTGCTGCCCAATACCCTGCTATAGCACCAAGCCCTGTTCCTGCTTTTTTTAATTTTTCTTTGTCCATGTCTGCAACTTTTCCTGCAACATATCTACCGGCAACTGCGCCTATAGCAGCACCTGCAACTTTCTTAGCAAAACTAGTTCTTGGACGCGAATACTCAGGTTCAACATTAAATTTTCTATACTTAGCCATAGTAGTCAGAGGTGAAATCAGTTCGCTGCCGCGGCCAAGTTTTCTAATTTCCTGTAATATTTTAGTAACTGCTAGTTGTCTAGAGCTGTATTTTAAATTCCCCCAATTTGTAATGTATCTTCTAAATTGAGTATACTTGGGATTTTTTATTTTAAGTTGCGCCTCTAGTCTAAAAAAGTAACTAACTGCTTGATTATTGCTGTCAGCAGCATTTGACAAAGTTCTTAAAAATCTAATGTGCTTTAGTTCGTCGAAACTTAATGTTTTTATAAACTTGGTACTTTCAAATTTACTGTCTAGACTTGCATCTTCTGGATTATTTAACACGTGACAGAGCATGTATAAATCTGTTGCATGTGTGCGAAATAAATTATAATTTCCATATTTTATAGTTTGATTTGCGTAAGATTTTGCATATTCGTGCTGTGCATCGTCTTGTAACATCATGTATAATGCTATGGTATTGAGATATGCTAAATCAGCAACATCTCTGCCATTGAGTTTGCTCATAGCACTGCTGGTTCTATAAAGCCTGCTTTCGCTGATTTCTTTATCTATAAATTCGAGTTCCATTTATGCCCCAGGCTTTCCGCTACCAAAGTTTAATCGACTAAACTCTAATCTATCTACTAGTTTAAGAGCATTACCCATACGGTCAACTGCAACAAATCCTTCTTCACCGGTGGCTTCGTATCCATCGCCAGTTTCAACAAATGTTGGTATTTGACGTATTTGTTCTAGTTTACGCACTATGCGTACTTTTGCTTCAATAATTTTTAAGTATAAACCATATACGGCAACAATTTGTGGTACATGTTCTTTGATAAACTTAACGCCTTGTACCATTAACTCTGTTTTTCTGTCTATGGCTTTTTGTGTAGATACTTTTGCAATCTCTTTTTGCATGTAATCAATATACTTTTGTATAAATCCTTTTGCAAACTGTGCAGGATTTCCGAAGTCACCTGCTCTAACTTGATTGTTAGCATGTGCTTTCAATTGATCTACAAACTTAGCACCGGTAATATATTCTGTCCCTTTGTCAAGCCACGAAAAAGTTTCGCTATCTACTTTGCCTAGCGCACTGTTAGCTTCTGTGATTGCATTCATTATGTTTGCACTTTCTTCAGCAGTAAAAGTAACTGTTCCGCTGAGGTCTTTGATAGTAGCATCTCTGTGCCAAACACCTTTTGCTTGGCCTAACACACTGCTGTCGAATCCAAATTTTGCTTTTGTATCTGCTAGAGTGGGACCTCCCGGATACTCAGTGTGAAACACAATACCTATTTCAGCAGATTGAATCTGTTTTGCTAAATCGCTGTCTGTTGGCACAGCATAAGTTATGGTGTTTGGCTTAAATGCAATATATTCTTCGCCATCTATGTTTACTGTTTTAAGAGAATCTCTTAAAAATAACAAATCGCCTTGCGCCACAGTGTCCCAATTTAATTTACTTAGATGCGTGAGTGCTAATCTCAATTTAGTTCTTAAGCCCTCGGCACTTTTAGGTTCGCCTGTGTCTTTGTCGACACCATCTGGATGATTTTTTTCTATATCTTTGCCGGTAAAGTTTAATTTAGCATTTTTAGCAAACGCTCCTTTAGTGCCAACAAAAAATTTACCAGTAGCAGGATCCTTTCCTGCAACAATAGCAGGAGCACCGTCCCATTTTGTGGTCATGTTTAATGCTTTACTGCTATGTCCTTCTAGCATTTCATGTAAACTGTACAAGTAGTTGATTGCTTCCTTAGCACCAGGATAACCTTTGTTAAAAATATTATCTTCGAGATGCTCAAGGTGAGTGTTTTTTCCCTCTTTGGCTTCTCTAACAATACCTTCAGACAAAACTTGCGTTACTAAAGGTTTAGAAATCTCAACAAATCTCATTTATATTCCTGCTAGTTGTTTCATTTCATACATATCAACATCGTATACAGGAACAAGCAATACTGTATCATTATTAGATTCTGATATAACTGCATGATAGCCTAAATCAGACCATGTTAGTCCGCCGGCTTCTAATACTTTAGTTAAATGCTGATATGCTTCTGTGCGTAATGCTCTGGCTTTTTGTGTGAGCGTAGTTTTTAAGTTTGCATCTATGTTAGATCTTTTAAGTATGGCACCAATACTGTTAGCATAGTCGTTGATATCATAGTTTTTGCTGTTTGCATTAGATAATCTATCAACAAGTTCTTTTGCGGCTGCGGCGTCACCTGACATTGTGCGCTTCTGTAGTGCAGAATATTCTGATTTTGTAACGTTGGGCAGAGGCTTTTTCCCAGCTGGTTGTTCTGCACCTGCTTGTGGTGCTTGTGGTGCTTGTGCTGATTGTGGTGCTTGTGCAGGTTGTTCTGCACTAGGCTTGCCACCTGCTAGTGCGCCTCCTACCATGCTTCCTAATGTGCCTGCAATTTTTTTACCTAAACTTGCTTTAGGATCGCTTCGTGTCGCTTGTCCGTATCCGGAATCTTTGCCTGCTATCCAATCTTTAGCTCTTTGCATCATGCCAGGCTTTGCGGGTTTTCCGGTAATATCTAAGCCTTTAGATTTCATTAACTCTTGTTTTTCTTTGCCTATAGCCGGCTGTCCATCTTGTCCAATCCAATTTTGTCCGTCCCATTTAAACTTATTCTTCTGGAATGTAGCAGTGTCGCCAACTTTAAGTGGTTGTGTTTGATCTACACCTTGCTTAACTGCATTTGGCTGTGGTTTGGCGCCTGCTTTTGGAGCGCCAGCAGCACCGCTTGTAGCACCCTGTGCGCCTGCTTGTGTAGCACCGCTGTCTTGACCTTGCTGTGCAGGCTCTTGCGCTTGTGCGCCCTGCTGTTGCGTTGTAGCCGCTGGTTCTTCTGCATCTTGCTCTGGCTGTTCTTCTGGTGCCTGTGCTTGTACACCAGATGCTTTATACGCAGAGTCAATTTCACCTTTGGTTGCGCCTGCATTTTTACTCAAAAACTTACTTAATTCTGCATCGTCAGTTGGGCTACCTGCTGCTTCATAGTCTTGTTGCAGTTTAGCAGGATCAATAGCAGACTGTGTGCCAGTTACTTGTTGTATTTTATTGGTAAATGCTTTCGCAGGACCTGTGTTTAGAACAGGCTTAACTAATTTTCCGAGACCGGTTGCTAGTACGTTACTTGCAGCATCAGCTGCAGCTTTAGCACCACCAAGTGCTTTGCCTGCAACTTTACCAACTGCTCCTGTTGCTTTACGATAGGCGCCACCTACTTTTTTAGCAATATCACCTATTGCTGGTGCTTCTTTGATTGTTTTTTCTACATTTTCAACCAGTTGATATTGTTGCAAATGTTGCATACCTTCGATGATGGGTTGATTTTCTTTTACCCAACTGTTATACCACGTTAGTGTTGCAAACACAGCAACTTCTGGTCCTACAGATTCAACAAGTTCATCAAACTCAACACCAATTTCTTCACTTAGTGTTGTGATCCACTCAGGATGCATAACACTTTCTTGTGCTACTGCGGATGCTAAATCTGCAAGCGGTCCTTCACCTTGTAATCCTGCTGATACAAAGAGATCAAACGTGTTCTGTGTAGTCTCGGGACTACCAACAGCATATCCCATTTGACGAATTAACCACCTGTTTAAGTTCCACTTTAGATCGTCTAGATCTCCGCCGCTTGCTTTCAATGCTTCTGATGCAACTTGTTTTATTGCGTCTAAATCGTATGTGCCTCCGTTCATAACAATAGGATTAGCTATACTAGATATTGCTTCGTTGTAGTCTGATAATTCCAAATTGGGCGGAAGTTTAAATCCTGTTGCAGTATATCCAGATTGAACTAATTCTTCTGGCGGTGTTTGCGCTATTTCTTGTTGTGAGGCCCTGCCTGCTTCAACAGCTTTGTCTGCCGCTGCGCCTGCTTCTTCGGCACTGCCTTTAACAAATTCTCCGAGTTTGTTTATCGCCATACCAGCAAGTGCTGCCGCGGCCGCTTTAGCAAGGTCTACAGCTGCGCCTTTTGCAATGTCTTTGACTGTGCCGCCTGCCGCGGCCTTGATTGCTGAGTTAACAACAACCCTAAATAATGCTGCACTACTAATAACACCTAGTGCAGCTGGGCCGCCAACTCCGAGTGCGCCCATACCTATTGTGATAACAGTGAGCATTAACCCTTTAAAGGCTGCTACATCTTCGTCATTTTCAATTTGTTCAGCACCAGAACGTATAGCATCCACAATAGTGCTTGCTTTACTGCCAGCTGGCTCGGGAAGTTTTTTAACAAGTGTGTTAAGTTTTTCTATAGGAACTGCATTACCAATCTTTTGTAGTAAAGTTGCAGCCTTGCTGCTCATTAGATTGTCCATCAATCCTTGCATTGCTGGCGCTAACTTTTTAGCAATTTTATTTACATCGCCACCTTGACCACGTTCTTTAGCAATGTTAGCAAATACGGCTTGTATCTGTTCACCGGAAAGAGCTGCTTCGTCGAGTCTTTTTAACTCCGCATGGACAGCAGACAAGTCTTCAATTACACTTTCGGGTAATTCTTTAAGTGCTTCTTGAATTTGAATATAGTATTCTGCTGTTTGGATATCTTTACGATAGGTCATCGTCATCTCTCTGGCTTTCTTTTATAATTTTCTTTATGCCACGGGAGAATTTAGACGGATCTTTTGCTCTGATACTGTTTACTATTCTGTTAGACAAATCTTTTGCTGTCTCTTCGTTATAGTAAAGTTCAATTTTTTCAACCAAGTGAATGATGCTTTGTATTAGATGCTCACCACGATTTTCCACAACATGGTTTCTATCGCGGTCAACCGAAATGAGGCTCAATTCTTCTATAATACTGCGTGTTTTTTTCACAGCGAACTCCTAAGGCTTAACACTATTTATCAATTAGAAGTCGTTATTGTTTTTCAAATACTTGCTGAGTTCTAGTGCTTGAGACACAGTATCTTTTTCTGGTTGCTCTTCAGCTTTAATACTGCTATTACGTTTAAGTTGATCGACCAGTGTGCTTGTGGTGATAGTCATTGCATCTTCGTCGCCTTCTTCCAAATCTTCAATGCGAAGGGTATCAGGATCAAATTTTAAATCCACTTTAGTGCCTACACCAGCACTTGAACGTGTTTTCATAAACTGTATTTGATATCTACCACGTTCTCTCATTGCATTACTGGTAAAAATGCCTACTACATTATCTGCTGTCTGTATTTTACTGATGCCGCCTGCAATATGATGATGGTCAAATTCTATTTCTTCTACTGCACCTCTGTTTAACTGCGATGCTGTTACCAATAACAGTTCTCTTTCTACTGCTAAATTACGCAACTCCTCACTTACAAACTTATCTTTGATAAATGTATTTTCAGCACTCACTTTGCCGTTAACAGGCATCATCAAATCCAAGTAGTCAACTAGCAAACAGTCTACTTTTTCGCCGCACTGTATTTCATATTCTCGTAAAAACACACGCAGATCATTTGCAGTTATGCCATTGGGCATTTGCTTAACACGCAACCTACCTGCGCCTTTTGCTTTCATACGTACCTTGAGATCTACATCGTCGATGTTTTTCATCACATCTCTAGTACTGTATCCGCTGACCATTGCGTCTAATCGCATGCTAATCAACTGCTCGCTAAGTTCTAAACTTACATACACTACATTAAGTCCTGCTAACACCCAGTTAACAGCAAAGTTTTGCAAGAACAAACTTTTGCCTGCACCTGATCCACCTGCAAATATAGTGATTTCGCCTCTGTTCAGTCCGCCATATAATTTACGATCTATACCTTGCCAGCCTGTACTGGTTGCTCCTGCTTGTTTCTTTATCCATTCAAGACGTTCTTTAGGATTAGCAAAGTAATCTAGCCCTAAATCCTTAACTAGTCCGGTTTGTACTGCTGTTTTAATTTTGGTTTCTACTTCGCCATAACTTTGTTTTTCCAGCAAGTCTGTGCTTTCAATAATGGCTTGTTCTAATGCTTTGTGTCTACAAAACGTTTCAAATTCGTTGAGAAACCAATTGTGATGATCCGGGGTAACGTTTTCTATAGGTTCTATTTCCAGTTTGCTAACAGCCGAAATTTGATCTACTGTGGGCATGGCATTGTGTTTTGTACTATGACTTTTAATAAGATTAACCGCAGGCTGAAACTTCCTGCTGAAAAATTGCGGCTCAACTATATTTTGACAACGTGCAAATAGATCTGCATCGCTTATCAAAAAGCGAAGAAACATTTCCTGTACGTCATCAGTATAATCAACAATATCTGTCATAACATCCTCATTTTCACTTGCGTTTTTATTTTGTTGTTTGTAGCATGTTTAATTATGCTTGCTACTGTGCTCAGTCTACCGTATTTGGCTACAGCATCAGCGGCGTCTTTAATGTCGAGTTCCCATGGCGGGAAACTAACTTCCCACCCTAACTCTATTGCTTGTTCTATTAATTCTTTACCTGCACTGTCTCTGTCAGGACACACTATCACTCTTTTACCTAATCGATGTATTAAGTGTGCTTGCTCTGCGGTTATGTTGTTTCCTAATATACTTATGCCATCTATAAGTATTGCGTCAAACACCCCTTCAACTACTATCACAAGTTGTCTATCGTTGTTTGCAAATTTATCAATGTTAAACACATAACCTGGCTGTAAATTATGATAGTATTTTGGAGTATTTTTGTCCGGCGGGCTGATATGTCTGCCAGTCCATCCTACAATGTTATTGTTATACATGAACGGCACAACAACACGCTTATTGTACAGTGTGTTTTTAAAATGTAACAGTGGATATAGTCCTAATATGCCTCTGCTTTGTGCGTATTTTTTTAATGGATTGTCTTCTTCTAAATCTTCTATGCTGACAACTTCGTCAGGTAAGTTTACTGTTTCAAATTTACTTAAATTATACACATAATCGTGTTCTTGTACATTGCTAAATTCGTCCCCATGCTTGAGTAATTCAACTTGCACTTCGTGTATAGACTTATCCGATGCACCTAACCTAGATGCTATATCTTTATATTTTTTGCCTAAATGTGGGTTGGGGGTCCAGCCTGTTTTATAACCACAATTAAAACAGTTATAACTTATTTTTGCAGAATTAACAATAATACCTGCACGTTTGCGTTTGTCTGAACACATAACACAGTCAAATGTAGTCCAGCCGCTAGGTGTTTTTGTACTGCGGACAGGTATATTATCAATTAATAATCTGTGTACTTGTTCTATAATAGAGTCAACGGACATGCTTTATTGTAGCATTTACATTCACATAAGTCAATCTAGTAAACACTGTTTTGTTTTAAAAATGGAATAAGTTCGTTGTTAACCATATAGTTGTGAGATTCTACGCTTGGATGGAACCCATCAGGTTTATATGCTTTGTGGAAAATGTTATGAGAATTTATTTTATTTACCCAATCCCACATACCAACTTTGAGGAATCTATTTTTAAAATTTATTTCTTCCCACATCCAAGTAAGAGTTGATAAATTATTTTTTAAAATTACATGTTTGTAAAAATGTTCCCACTTGTTATCGAATGTTGCCCAATAGTATTTTACTCCATTTGCAACACAAAAATTTTGTAAACTTATCATGTACTGTGTAGTTTTTTCCCAATCAGAATACGAGTTAGTAAATTTCCATGCATGCTCTTCTAACCTTGTAGACGTATGTAAAAACCTAGGAGACCAATACATCCATCCGGGAGTTTGATTGTCTTGAACAACATTGCCTTCTAGATCAACACCTTGAGAATTATATATCCAATCGGCAACGCCCTCGGTCATTGTGTTTTGTTTACTTATGTAATCATCGCTAATGCTTATGTAAGAATGTCTGCTGAACCCGCTCCACATCACTAACAGCAATATATCAGTTTTATTTTGTTTTTTTAATTTATGAACTGCATGCATTGCTTTACGCATTATCATGCCGTTATCTTGCATTGCTTTAGCAGTATGCGTACGACTATCAAAAAATTTTAATGATTGGGTGAGCAGCTGTGGCCAACTTGGATTGTTGTTGTCTCCTTCAGTGAAGCTACAACCTCCGGTTATAATGTGCATTTTAGTTTCTTACTAATACTTGTGTTATGCTACTGTTTGCATTGTCTGGATAACTAACAACTCTTAACCAATTTGTGTTTACTATAAAGGTCCTATGAATAATATTGCTTTCAGCTGACAGCGAAATATTACCAACTATGTCGAACCATGCAGGAGCTGCATCATCGTTACTAGGAGTATTTAGTACACAACTACCTTGTATTTTTACATTACCGGTATACGTACTAGGATATATTGCAACGCTGTGTTGAGCATCCTTGTAGTTCCTTTCTATGTTACCTAAAAACGCAGACGTAGTATATGCATTTGCTACTGCACCGTTGGCAGTGTTAGACGTTTGTAATAATGTTGTAACAGACTGTGTTGCTGCAGGGTCAAAAACTGCCTGACCAGTTACTTCTATTTCAAAACTTATGTCATTATTTTGATTTGCATAAACTGGCATGTTTTTGTTTTCATCTGTAGTGCGGGTAACATAAATTCTATACAAGCCAGGATCTATATTTTCTAAGTCGCCGCTGGTTAGATATAATTTTGCTATACCAACATCAGCAGTAGTATCTAATCTTTTAGTAAGCAGTCTTGCTTTAGATGCTGGATTTACAAAATATGCAACCAAATCGTCAGCATACACATTTTGTAATTTTCTATCCCTGTTGCGAATGTTAAATGTGATTGTGTTAGTCAATCCTTTATGTGCTTGAAGTTTTCGATTATTCATTGGTCTGTTATCCACGTATAGGCT